AGGAAGACCCTCCGAAGCACATAGTTCGTCAGAAAGCGGTATGTAATGGTTATAGTACTTGCTTAGTATAATTTTAAGCCGTAACTGGCTACTAGTTCTGGAACTATTACAACATCCTGCATATAAAAACGGACTTTAGACCTTATCTAATGAATACAGAAAATCAAGCCGACCTTAGCACGGCTCAAAACAACGCTACGACAAACGAAAGCCCCCCGCAGGCGTTCGATATCAGTAAACTCGCTGACATAGTTAGCGAATCCTTCCTAGGCGGTAAGGAAAATAGTGAGTCTTCAGTCTCGCAGGAGCAAACTGAAGCGGAAGGTCAAGCGACTTCCGAGAATAGTGAGGTTCTTTCTCAAGATAACGATACAGCCACCGAACAGGACGAGTCTACAGATTCCGAGGAAACCGAAGAAACCAAATCTGAAGATAACGAACTTGATAGGGGCTTGCCCAAAGGTGTTAAGAAACGCATCGACAAACTCTCTGCCAAACGCAGGGAGGCTGAAGCAGAAGTGGAACGACTCCGTTCTGAGGTGGATAGACTGTCGCAAGAGGCTAACAAGCCAGCACAGATTCCGACTCAGGACAATCCTTACGCTCACCTGTCTACGCTAGAAGAGGTTAATCGAGAGATTGACCAAGCCAAGCAAATCAGACGCTGGTGCGAAATGAACCCCGATGGTGCAGTAGTTACAGGTAAGGATGGAAACGAAGTGGAATACTCCGCTGAAGAAGTGCGAAACATCAAAATCAAGTCTCTTGATGCGATGGAAGACCACCTCCCCAAGCGTATGCAGTACCTCCAGAACTTCAATCAAATGGAAACCATTGCCGCTAAGGAATACCCTTGGTGGAAGGATAAGGCATCACGAGACAGACAAATCGCTGAGACTTTCCTGAAGGCTTTCCCTGAAATCCAGAAATTCCCTGACTACAAGATGGTGATTGGTGATTACATCTCTGGCGTAAAAGCGAGAGAATCCAAAGGCAAGTCCTCTGGAGTTATCAACAAAGCACCCAACCAGCCTAGACCTTCTTCAGCACCGAACTCCATTCCTTCCAAGGATTTGAAGTCTCAGCAAGCCCAGAAGCGTTTTTCTGCATCGAACTCTAGAGATGACCTTTCGTCTATAATCGCTAACCGATTCCTGTAATCATTCAAAACCCCTAAACCCTATATACTAATATGGCTAATCTCACAGAACCCTCCTTCTCGTCTGGTAAGAGAGAAGAACTCGCTGACCTCATTGCTCTCGTTGATGCTAAGGATACTCCTTTCACCTCGATGGCTAAAAAGGGTAGCAAACCCGGAAATACCCTGTTCCGCTGGCAGGCTGATTCTCTTCCTACCCCGAAGATTACTGGCACAGTCGATGGCACAGATGTTTCGACCTACGAAAACTACACCAAGGATGGTGCTACACAGTATCGTGCTGAACTCAGCAACTACATCCAAATCTTCAGACGCTCTGTTCGTGTGTCCCCGCTTACGCAGGACATCGCCACAGTCGCTGGCGTTCGTGATGAACTCGCTAACAATGTCGCTAAGGGCATTCAGGCTATCAAGCGTGATATGGAAGCCTCGATGTGTTCCGACAATGGTGCTCAGGCTGACGCTGGTGGTTCTACCCCCTACCTCACTCGTGGTCTCCACAAGTGGCTTCAACCGATTGCCACGAAGGATTCTGTCCTTCCTGTCATCGACCAGTTCTGCACACCTACCGCCAATCGCTCGACTGTCGGTACTGCCGCCCTTACTGAGTCTGTCGTTCAGAATGTCCTCACAGGCATCTATTCCCAGACTGGTCAGTTCAAGGATTATGACCTCCTCTGTGGTACTGCCCTGAAGAGAGCGTTCACGAACCTCGTGTTCACTACGCCCTCCTCTGGCTCTGCCAACACCCAGACTGCCATCCGCACCTTCAATCGTGAAGCCAACGAGTCCGCTTATATCGCCTCTGTTGACATTTTCGAGGGTGATTTCGGTAAGTTGAGACTCCACCCTTCCCACTACCTCAAGGCTTCCTCTGGCGTTGGCTCGACCTTTGTTGGTTATGTCATTCCGTTCGACCAAGTCGAAGTGCGTTATGGTGGCAATGTTGCTGGCGTGACGGCTCTGCCGAACGCTGGTGGTGGCGAAGCCCGAATGATTGAAGCGGTTGCTGGACTTTGCGTCTACAACCCCCTCGCTTTCGGTGTGTTCGACTTCACAGCCTAATCCGCAGTAATGTCAGACATCATTCAAAGTCTGGCTGACGCAGTCCCTGCCCACCTTCAAAAGAGGGTGGAGCAGGAACTCCTGTTGGGCTGGAGAATGAATGAGGTCAAAGCAAAGTCGGTTGCCAAGCAATCGGCTATTTTTCACAACTCCAACGCCGCAAAAAGCGTTGATGGTATTGGCGAGAAAATCGCCTCTATCCCTCTTGATAGTTACCATTATTGGGCACACCGCCTTGGGCCAGATTGCTGGAAAGACGATGAGTTCGTTAATGATTTTATCAGAGATAACCCTGAGGTAGCAGTTAAAAATCGCATCAAGCGAACCTGCGTCCAAGGGGCAATTTTTACAGGTGACGGATATCTCATCAAATGAGAACAGCAAACTTCTCCCAAATCCTTTTTGACGCTCTCCAGTACTCTGGAAATGACCGCCAAAACATCACGACTGACACCTTTGCTCAGTTCCGTGATTTTAGCAACGCTCGTATGCGTGAGGCTTGGGAGGCTAACAATTGGGCTGATGTTTGCAGGTTAATTAAGTTTACTACAGCGGTTGATGTAAACAATGTTACATACTTTACTCCCGCTACAGAATCTGGAGAAATCCTTGCTGTATACACAAAGAATCCTCAGGAGACTACTAAGGCTATCCAACTCCAGTACCAACTGTACGATGATGGCACTTCTAAGAAGGTCATTCTGAATACGGCTATAGTTGAGGGCTGGTATCTCTATCGCCTTGCTTGTCCTGTAATAACTGGAGACTTGTACAACCCTTCTGTAGTTTACTATCAGGGTGTTCAGGTGTACTTTGACTCTGGCTCTGGTACAGGCACTTTTACACCAGTCTTGGGCAAGCCGCACGCTGGCAATTTTTATACCTGCACAGTTGCATCTACGACTGTTGGACAAAATCCTAACACACATCCTAGTCTTTGGGCTAAGATTGAAATTCCTTATATCTTTTCTTCTTTCATTGCTTGGGCTTCTGCCGCTAATTGGCTTGTGTCTGAAGGTCAGATTGCTGAAGCCGCAACAATTGATGCTAAGGCTAAGGAAGTTCTTGATATGGAATACGACAAGACTCTTCGTCAGCAGTCTCAGTTCGGCAGAATCAATATGACAAACACTTACTAAAATGGCTAACATCTCATTCACATCTCCGTTCCTGCGTGGCTTTACTCACGCTACTTTCACAGTAGGCACATCTGCCACTACTGTCCTTGATGCCGCCGTCACCCCCATCAGACGGGTGAGCGTCATTGTCCAGAATCAACACGCCACGGCTGTCATCACAGTCCGTTTTGCTGAGTCTGGCTCTGAAGGGTTCAAGGTCAAGGCTGGCGAAAGCATTTCCCTTGACAACTACAACGGCCACATCCGTTGCCTGTCTGACACCGCCTCTACCCCTGTTCATATTGCCTTTGCCACCTGCTAATGGGTGTTGACTTCAATAGGATAGACTTAGGCATCTCGTCTGGCTCTAGCCGCAACGGGTTCGGTAAAATCGTGTCTAATCCGTCTGGCGGTGGCTTCCCTGCGGCTGGGACTTATAACAGCACCCTTGACGATGTTGATTATCTGGCTGGAGTTACTCATACTGTTGGAACTACACTCTATTATGGGCAATCTGCCGACTACATTGTAAAAAATGATGGGGCTGGTGGCACTTATACTGATTACGCTACCGCTTCTGATATCCAATACAGAAATAATACTTTTGTAACAACTAATGACGAAGCCCACGAAGGTGGTTTTGTGAACCTTAACCCAGTACAGTTAAATGTTGCTACGGCTCACTTTGCTGGATATGAATACACTTGGGATGGGGCTGGTGGATATATTAGGCTAGATGCTAATTTAAATACTGTATATTCTGTAATTGGCGTAAATGAATATGTGTATAATAGCACAGGCACTTACCTTGTAAATATCTTTGGAGGTGATTACCCGAATGGTAAATATACATATTATGTAGCAACTTCTGTCGGTTATTTTGCATCATATGATGGACAAGGAAGTTTTTACTCATATGGAACACCGACTGGTGCATATGAACCATCTATGGGAATGACAGTCTATTGGGACGGCAATGGAGGCTATTACTATTAAACTTTATGGCTACTGAAACTATCATTCCAACAGGCTGGGTTGCTTTCGTTCTAGACGGCAAGACCTGCCTTGGCTACCAAGAGTTCAAGGCTGGCGGCAAGTACGCTGGCATTCTGACCCTCATTACCAAGCCAACCGAGGCTGAACTCAAGGCCGAACTCAAGCGTCTTAAAATTACTTTACCTCAATGATTACCCTTATCATCGCTACAGTCACCTTCCTTGGTGGCGTTTATGTCGGTACACGCTGGTCTGAAAAGATTAAGGCTGTGTACTTCTCTATTATCTCTCAGTAATGGCTAATGAATACCTAAAGGACGGAGATATGGGATTTGTCGGGCTTAACAGCCGTGACAACCCTAGTGCTTTGCCTAAAGGTATTGTTAGTAAGTCTCAGAATTTCAGACTAGACAGGGGTGTCGCTAAGACCAGAAAAGGTCTTCAACGAAAGACTGCTGGGGACATCATCGGCCAGACCATCTATGGTACTGGTACATACATCCAGCCTAACGGACAGGAAATTATTGTTTTGGTTGTTGCTAATGGACTGTACACATACAATCCAGAAACAGAAATTATTTCTTCTAAGATATATTTTCCGAACAGAATAACAGGTGCTACGCTTACATCTTCTGATGCATTAACTGTCACAGTAACAAAAGCCGCACACGGGCTTGCTAATGGAAACAGCGTGTATGTTGAATCCAGTCTTGCTGGTTATTCTGGTTTGTTTGTAATTACTAGTCATACTACAAACGATTTTACATACACTATGCTGGCGGTTGCCTCTTACGGGGCTATTGGCTCAACTTCTTGTTCGTACTCCGCTTCTGAGTTAATAACCACCCCAGAAGGTTGCGATGTCTGCAACGCTATGGATAAAATCTTCATTAGCAGAGGATTTAACAAGCGTCCGCTGATGTGGGACTTAGCGGCAACTATCACAGCACTACCGACTTCTGGTGCTGGCGTTGAATTCCCGAACTGCTCTAGTCTGTTGTACTATGCTAATAGGCTTATTGCTGTCGGCAAATTTCACCTAGAGACAAACCCTCTTAGAAACTACGACACAGTTTCCGTCAGCAATTTCCTTGATTACAATGACTGGGATGCCCTTGACGCTTTTACAATAAATAACGGCAGTAACGACCAAATAGTCGGTGTTGCTCCTTGGACTTTAAATGAGTTCTTGGTGTTTATGCGTAACAGCATTTTTTATGTTAGTGTCGGCTCTAACCGCTATGTCACGGGTGAAGCCCTCAGCAATGACTCCTATGTTAGGACGCTGGCTACCGACATAGGTTGTTCTGCTAGAAAGTCTGTTGTACAGGCTGGTGGTGGCGTGTTCTTCCTTTCCGACAACGGGGTGTACTTCCTGCAACCTCAACCTGCCTCTGCTGAGTCAATGAAGTTGCTTACGATGGCTGACCCTATCTCAGCCCCTATTGATGATGTCATTCAGCGAATCAATCGCAACTACGCAAGCAATGCTGTTGCTACCTATTGGAATAATCGCTACTACCTTGCCGTTCCGTTGGATGACTCTACTGTCAACAATACTGTACTGGTATATAACTTCATCTTAAAGCAATGGGAATCGGTTGATACTTATCCTACCCTTGTTGCTACTAATAACTCATTGCTTGCTTATGTTTCTACTCTTGTAGATGCTTTTGTATCAAGTTTTTCATCGCCTAATTATTATTATGTGGCTATCACGAAATATAGCCTTCCTTGGCACGGAATGAAAGTTGGAGATTATGTTAATGTAAATTTTGGACAAGCATATCTTGGAACTGTTCTTGTAGAAAATTTTAAGTTCCCAAGCGGAACATACAAAGTCATTAATCAAACAGAAAGCGGAACACCTGCTTATTTTACTAACACAGACTTTATAATTGAAATACCTAAATCTAGTTTTGTTGTTGACCCTTATGTTAGTGGAACTGCCACTTGGCTTGTAACTGGAGCGACTGGAACGACTTTTGCCAAGGCTGAGTCCACATCTTTAAAAGAGTTCATTGTAGTTAAGAAAGACAATCAGCGTAGAATGTTTTTAGTAGATAACTATCAAGGCATATTCCTTACAGAAGAACTTGATTACGATGAGTTCGGTGATGCTATTGGAAGCCCTATTTTGCCATCTCCTGTTACAGGAGTAGACACGCCAGAAAACATAGCAAAAGGACTTTACGGAAACTTAATATTAGTTGCCTCTTTAGATGCCAACGGAAGTCCTAATCCTAATGTTATCATCTTGGACACGCTTTCGTTCACCAAGAACGATATCAACGCTGTACTGGAAACAAGAGAATACACTCTTGATAACATCAACGACAAGAGGTTCAGTTCCTACGAGGCAAACATCCTTACATCTGGTGGAGAAAGAATTGAGACATACGCTCAAGTTAGAAATCCAGATATTAGCGTAAGGGTAGATTCTCTTGGTTCGTCTTCTGTAGAAGACTTCAACAGAAGCAACCCTATCAGAAAAATAGGCTCTGGCTTAATCCTTAAATTTGTATCTTACTCCAAGCGTCCTTCTATTCGCTCTGCTTATGCCTACGCCACTCAACAGAAGAAAAACAATATAAATAAACAATAATATGCCACAACTTTCTAAGGGCGATACATTCGCCAATTCGCAACAACTTACTGCGGCTCGACTTAATCAACTGGTTGACTCTGCACAATTACTTGTTGGGGCTATCTCTGACCAGCCAAGCATCACGGCTAACACCCTTGAGGCTACCGACAGCACTATCGTCAATGACGCTGGTGTGCTTAAGAAGGCTACGATTGGAGATGTGGTTGGCTCTGGGCTTCCTATTACAACCTCAAGCATCACCGCCCAAGCAAACAAAGATGTTGTCATTGCTTCAAATGACGGAATTCTTGTTGTTGGAAGCACTTATGTTAGTGCCGATGCAATTACTGTTACAGTAACAACCGCTGTTGCCCACGGCCTTTCTGTAAACCAAATTGTTCAAATTTCTGGTGCTGGTACTGGATATAACGGAGTATTTAAAATTACGGCAGTCACATCGTTTACATTTACAATTGTTCTCCCTTCTTATGCTGGTGCAACGATTACCACCACTCCGACAGCCTGTAACTATCTCGTAAAGGCTACTAGTCGGTTTGTTGGTCATACTGCGGTCAGCGGAAATCAATATGCAAATGCTGTTGTGACCCCATATCTAGAGGTAGACACGCAGGCACTCTTTAATCTTGCTATATCTAAAAATCTTACTGTTACAGGTACTGCGACACTTACAAATGCCCCCTTGCTTGGAACTACTGCCATCAATCCTCGCCTTGACTACTTCGTTCAGACTAGAGCAATAGCAAGTCTTACTTCTGGTTGGGGCGGTATTCAGAATACTGCTAACCTATACGGAACTAAAATCCCTCAATTAGACATTACATTCACTCCTAAGAAGACTGGAAATACTGTTGTTCTTGATTGGGCTGTTTTTGGAGAAATGTGGAATTCAGCCTCTGATACTGTGTTTGTTGTTACACGCACACCTAACTCTGGCGTAGGTGCTGGGACTCCTGTTGCCTTGCCAGATGCCGTGGACGCTTCAAACAACACTTGGTCTGGCGTTACGACTTGTGGTCACGATGCTAATGACGGAACTACACCTAACACAGTTAGAGTTAAGATTATTGACCTTAATACGCTTGATGTATCTTGCACCTATTCTGTTCACTTTAGGTCTACAAATAACAGAACTTCTACTTTTTACTTAAACAGGTCAGTCAATAGTGCTGGGACTTTTGACCACGAAACAGGATTGTCGGTAGGTCACGCTCAGGAAATCTATATCTGATGTTCCTGTCGAAACTAAAAGCCTTTGTTCAGACGCATCGCTCTAAAGGGCGTGGCGAGGCTTTTGGTTTTGATGACATCACCACGGAGGTTTACCTCAAATGGGCGTTTGCCCACGACCACCTGTTTGTATCTACTGTTGACAACGAGGTGGCTGGAGTGGGAATTGCTTACCCTATTAAGGCTAGCAACGGAGACCAAGAGTCTCTGTTCACATTTAATAACAAGATACCTAGGGACGAAGAACACAAGTACGACCTGTGCATAATGGATATGATTTCGGTCGATTCACAGTCCACTAAAAATCTTGTAAAAGAATTTAAACTGCGTTACCCCCATTGGAGCAACTGTAAAAAGTGGTCTCTTAGGTTCGGTAACCTCACAGAAATAACCAACCAATACATCAACCTTTTATAACAATGGGAAGCAAGAAAATTTCAGCACCTCCTCCTCGTGATTATGCGGCAGAAATGAAAGCCGCACTTCGGGCTCAAATCGACCTCCAGCCTGAACTGCTTGCGGCTGAGAGGGCGTATCAACCTCAGTACCAAAAACTCCAGCAGGAGATGATGGACAACCAACTGAAGTTCCAAGCGGAGTCCTACGGCAAGTTCATTCCTCAAGCGGCACAACTGAGCAGTCAGTACGCTACGGCTATGTCCCCTGTGTACGGACAGATTGGCGAGTCTGCTATGGGGGCTTACAGGCGTGGTATGGGGGCTGAGACTATGGGTCTGTACGATACGATGGCTCAGCAGGCTCAAGAAGGGCTTCAGGCTGGCTCTGGGCTTACGGCTCAAATGACCCAGCAGTCCCAGCAGGCGGCTAGGGCGGCAATGGCGGCTAGGGGTCTCACAGGCAATCAAGCAGTCGCTCAAGAGGTGCTAGGCAGTTACAATATGGGTCTTGCTCGTGAGGATAGGGCTAGACAGTACGCTCAAAGCACCTACGGACTTGGAGCACAAAATACCCAGCAGGCTATGGGTACATACGGCAGTCAAATGCTTACACAGGCTAATGCTTACTCCCCCGCTAATATGTACGGCTCTGCCTACAATATGTCTCAGGGACTTGGTGCTCAAATCTTTCAACCTGAATCTCAGTACAATTCTGCTCTTATTGGTGCTAACCGCCAAGAGGCTATGCAAGTCAAGATGGCTAACCAACAAGCAAGCAACGCTATGACCGCTGGTCTTATGGGTATGGGCGGTGCTGTTCTTGGAGGTATGGCTACTGGCGGTACTGGATTCTTTAAGAAATAATCTTTATGGCTAAAACCTTTGGACAGTATACTGGTGGCATCCAACCCATCCAAGGCATCAGCGAATTCGGTGCTCAGCAGGCGGCTAGCATAGAGCGTACTATGACTGGTCTTAGTAATTCCATTACTGCGGGAATGAAGGGATACGCTGATAACAGAGACAAGCGTGAAGTCACTACGGCAAGGGGTGCTGGCTTGTATGAAAACCTGAAGTTTATGCAGGCTAATATTGCAGACAATCCAGAACTTGGACAGTTTGCAGACAGGTTTGAGCCTATCCTTAAGAAGTTTTCTCAGTTTGAAAGTATGTCCACAAACCAGCAGGCTGGTTTTTTGATTGAGGCTGAAGCGTTTGAGAAGTCGATTACTCCTAGCCTTGCTATTTACGAGAAGGGTTTGACTGCTAGAACCAGACAGGGCGTTCAAGATGCCTTGTCTAAGGAAGTTAAAATTCCTGACAACCAAGGCGGCTATGTCAAGGGAACTCCGTTTAGCACAACCGACACTATTGAGGAGAACCTTGCACTTGCTAGAAAGTCATTTGAGGTTCAGGCTAAAATTGGCAACCTGAAAAGTTTTGATATTGAAAGTGCTCTTGGTAAACTTACCACTCAATGGGAGAACGGCTTTGCCAATGACCCAAATATGGCTAAGACAGACCCTGCACTTAGAGATGCTATCCTGAAGAACATCTCTGACTTCAGAAACAAGAACAAGATTGCAGGCGAGATTGCAGGACAGTCTTCAGAAGACTACGGAACTGGTGAAAACATTATGGGTCAAGTTGCGGCTCTGTCTGAGGCTCAGCAGGGTGCTGGTACATCTGCGGCTAAGGCTCTAGGAGATAGGGACATTGCGGCTTCGCTTGCGGCTCAAAAGAAATCTGGGGTTATATCTGCCACGGGGACTGCCCCTGCTGGAGTTGAAAAAAGTCAGCCGATGCTTACTGCCACACAAAAGGCAATTAACGCTTCTAGGCCAGTATGGGATGAACTTAATAAAACTAAGACTGACCTTGAAAAGGCTGACGAAGACCTCGAAAGAAATTATAAGTATATTTCCTCAGAAGGAAAATATGTACCAAGAAATGGAAAGACGGGTGATTATGCCGCTGACAAGAAAAAGCGTGACGCACTAGAAACTAAGGTTGAAACTCTTACTAGCAAGTACAACGGCATCAGCATTAGCAACTTCAAAGATGATGTTGCTCCTCCAGCCCCTGTTGATACAAGACCTATTGAGCAGATTCTTGCTGAGCGTAAGGTTAATGAAGTTAAGCCTAAGACAGCAGAAGACGCTGTCATCAACGATTTTGCCAAGTCCGTTATTGCGAATACGCAAAAGACGCTTGAGAACACTATTAGAACTGGCGGAAATATCACAGTTGGAGACATTGCAAGAGATATTAATAGATTTGAAACACAGAATAATCCTACTGTTGCCGAAGTTAATACTAGATATATGGGTGGCGGGATTGGCACAATTAAAGCACCTTCTCGATTTACTGATGCTCGTGCTGATGTTACCAATGCGGCGGCTAAGTTAGGCATCCCAGCGGACAAGCCTATGACGGCTGACCAGATGTACAAACTCAGTAAGGAATTGGAAAACCAGTCTGTGCTTACTGGAACTAAGGCTACTAAGGCCGCTAAGACACTTGAGGAACTAACTCCAGAAACTGTTGGTCTTGGTACGGATGCCGCAACTACACCTGCTGTCAACAAGTACGCAAAGACATTTGACTTTAACACTCAAATCCAAGAAGGTGTTAAGGAAGGATTCCGTCAAGAAACATTTGCTGAGGAAAAGGAAAGAGTGCGTCAATGGTTTGTTACTAACAACAAAGGTATTATTCCTTCTGCCCTTGAAGAGGTCTATTCAAGCATTCGCCCTGAAACTAGCGTTCGCTTTATGAACGCCCCTGATGGACTTGGTGGTAAGATTATGATTACCCCAAAGGGTGCTCAGTACATTCCTCCAGACAAAACAACCCCTGTTACTGCTGAACAAATCAGCAAAAATACCTTATACAGTTATGGGACTCGTACTCCTAGTGGAGAAATTATCCCTGAAGAAAGAGCAAAGGGTTCTGGCATTAAATTAGCAGGTATTGCTTCAGGAGGAGAAGAGGGTGCAAAGGAATTCAAGAAACTTCACGATGATACTGTAAAGGCTCGTATTATTATTCCTAAACTTCTTGCGATGTACAAGCAAGGCAAGGTATCAAGAACTCTTATTCCTCAGCCTATGTGGGGTGATGCTGAATCATTGCTGGCTCAACTTAAGGCGGCGATTCGTGTTGAAACAGTTGGTACTGGCCCAGTTGCTCTTCCTGAACACGCTATGATTTTAGAACGAATTGGTGACCCTAGAAAGTTCTTTCAGTTTGACACAATTGGCGAATCTAAACTAAACAGCATTATGAAATCTATGGAAGACTCTTTGATTCACAATAGTGCTGGTATAAGTGTTTCTATTTCTCCTAGTAAAACTGACCTTGCTAGTTCTCTTCAACAAGTAAAACTGGCGGAGAAAACTAGAGCAAAGTAATATGGACTTCCCTGACAGCAAAGGCTCTTACAACGAACTGCAAGTAGCCAATACAGGTGCTATGCCTACTGAGGACTCTTCTGGGTTTTCTCAGGAAACACTAGCGTTCCTAGATACACTAGACCCAGCGGAACGCCAGAAGGCTATCGAAGAAATCAACGCCCCTTTGACGGGGGAAGATGTTGCCGAGGCTCTCAAGCAAGACGCAGACTATGTCCCTGAAGAAGCGGATTACCTGAAGTTCGTAGCGTTCAACAAGACTAAAGAGACTAGCATCATTGATGGTATCGGTGCGGGTGCATCGGCTGTCCTAGATGACCTAGGAAGGGCTGTAGGTGCTGTTGCTGACCATCCCCTTAAGGCTCTATCTCAAGCCCCTGCGTCCCTTATTGAAGCGTTTGCAC